CAGAGAGAGCGTGCTGGCTGCGGCTGTGTTGCCATCAATGCCGGGCTCAACAGCGGTGACAGCGACCAGCGCAGTGCCTGCTGCGATCGTGCCCTCGGCGTCAGTGGAGAATTGAACACCATCACTGCGCTGCAGGAGCGTTCCTGCGGCGATCACAGATCCATTGGTGCCGGTGAATGTCACATTGCCCTGAGCCAGCGCTGCCGCCTTACGCACAATCCCCCAGATCGAGGCGTGACGATCGAGCATCTCCGCCTCGGCAGTATCCGGAAGCATCTGCTTCGATATCCACTCATAGTAGCCATAGATGCCGTTCATGCCGCCGGCGAATACCGAGGCGAGGATGCCGAGCAGCGTGCGGCGCAACTGAGGTGATGCACCGGGAAGGAGCGACTCGATATCAGCCTGAATACGGCTGCGGATGGTGGTCAGGTCAGGTCTTGTGATCGACATTTAAGCGCCCTCCAGTGTGATGTTGAATGTCTCTTCATAGCGGCTGCCATCGGCACGGGTGATGATGATCAGCTCATCGATGCGCGCTGGCGGGGCGAGGGTGGTGGTCACCTCAACCGATGTGGCAATGCCGTCATCGATCAGCCACTGCAGTGCCTCGCGATCATATTCGCGCAGACGGTTGGCGGTGTTCTGAGTCAGTTTCTCGCGGGAGATCAGCCATCGGCGTGAACCCATATCGGGATCGGCCCAGAAGCCGCGCCGATCGGTGCTGCCATCGGGGATCTGATCATCAGTCCGTGCGGTACGCTCAATGAACAGAGAGAGGATCACGGCAGTGCGCAGCCCTTCGTCCGATGTGGTGTCGTAGTCACCCATCTCGATATCGAGCAGGCCGTTCTCTTTCCGGATCAGTGCGATATCAGTCACGCTGGGCCTCCGGTGCTGGCGCCGCCGATTGTCACGCCACCATGAACATGGGCGCCCATATCGATGCCTGCGACGGTCAGGGAGTTGGCGGCGTTGATATCCGGTGCGGTGATGGTGCCTGTGGCATCGATTGTGCCGCCCACGGACAGATTGCCGTTGATGTCCATGTCCCCGTTGTGAATGGTCCCCTTTGCCGATTCGATGACGATGCCGGTGCGCAGCAGCTTCACGGCTTGCCCCTGATCGTCGTACATGGCCACCTCACCCTTGGCCAGGTGCAGGCGATAGCGGCGATCATCGGCAGCGATGACGATCGCGCGCGATCGGTCGGCACCGACATTGAGGATCAAGCAATCGGACTCAGAGTGCGGATGGGCGGTGAAGCCATAGTTCTGGATATGCTCCACACGATCGAGAAGCTCGCCGGCCAGCCCCGAGACCTGCAGCTCCTGCAGCCCCCTGGCATCATCGATCAGCTTGACCACGCCACGGGTGACCATCAAACGCAGCTTGCGCCGGATTGGCTCCAGTAGCCTGTCCATCATCCCCATGAGTCGGCCTCCGGCTCAGCCAGTACATCGAGCGCTGATTTCGGCATCACCGTCAACTCGGCGCGGGTTCCGGATTCATCACGGATAAAATCGGTGTTGGTGATCATCAGCAGGGTGTTGTCGAGCTTTGGCTCCTGATTCGGATCGGTGACCGGCACATTGGTGTTGCTCTTCCACAGCACACCGGGGGCGGCATACCAGCTATCGACGGTATAGACGAGCGCCATACCCTTGCCGGCGCGGACATTGCGCTCAAAGTCGGCCCGCTTCTTCAGGTCGGCCCCTTCATCGACAATGATGGTGAGCGGACGATAGCGGGATACGCTCTTGTCTCTGGATGTGTATCGGCCCTCGGTGGCCGTGGAGCCGTTGTTTTCGTCGCTCTGTGCATATTGATGCATCACGGTGTATTCGGAAAATTGATCGGCTGCCGAGTCCTGAGCATTGCAGGCGAGCACATTCTTACCGAAGACGATGCTGCCCGGCGAGCGCTCATTGCTCGGTTTGGTGATGCGCAGATTGCCGAGATCGTCGGTGGTGAGCAGCAGTCCACGGTGAGCCGCCAGCGCCAACAGCACCTCACCACCGGACTGACCCGGCTCGGCATTACGGCTGGCGAAGGGCGCGCCGACATCGGTATCGGCATGCACCGTGATCTCGAACGGCTTGCAGATGATGTCAGCAACCTGTTTGAGCGTCTGCCCCTCCATCTGCACAACCTTGGCGCTGCAGTCGACCAGGTCGGCGGTGGCATCGCGGCCGCTGATGGAGATGGAGTGCGACTCTTTGTCATAGCTGACAACCCGTGCATCGACAATACCGGCGATGATCTGCTCGCCATCGATCAACAGGTGGCATAGATCGCCCTTTTTGATCGGCCGGGCGATATCCTGTCCACTCCAGCGATCGGTGACAGTCAGCTCAAACGATCCACATAGCTCGGTCATCGGGCTGGGAGAGATGCGCATGGCTGTCCAGCCCCCATACAGATCGCCGTTGACCCGTAGCTCCACACCGGCCTCAGACATGGATCACCTCCAGCGGCGTGCCGCCAGGCACAAAGCCGGGATGCCGGATATTGTTGCGGGCCACCAGCTCATCGGCGCGGCCTGCATCGCCGTAGATGCGGTGAGCGATCACCACGGCGGGGAGGGTGGCTTTCGGGGTATGGCTGCTCACCTTCGGCAGCTGGGCGGCGCGATCGGTGAGATCGCGAACCACGGCGACACGCAGATCGACCAGCGCCAGATAGACCGCGTCTGGAGCCGTCTCGGCCTCGGCCTCGAGGCGGTCGGCCAGATCGCTGCGCTTGGCCATCGCAGCACTGCTGCTCTCCGGTGTTGTGGATGCACTCAGGCGAGCCTCTTCGATCAGCGCCACGCGCTTGGTCAGGGCGATCGAGGCGCTCTGGTTGGCGGCCTGTGCCTTGCGGGCGGGGGTGGTGGATGGCGGTGTGTTCAGATCATCGCCGAAGCTTGTCAGCTTGCGCAGGGCCGGCACCGGATCGGAGAAGACCTTGCCGATTCCGCCAATGATGGAGGCCATGCCATTGCCGAGGTCGGCAGGCTTCCTCACCAGCGCATTGAGCGAGCCCTGCAGGGAGGTCAGCGCGCCATAGAAGCCGGTGATCTCGGAGGGGATGGCGGGGATAGCTGCAGCGGCATCGATCGCATCGGCAGCCTTGCCCATCACAGCCACCGCCTCATCAGCCACCCATCCGGGCTTGCCAATCACATCGAAGGTGTTGGAGAAGTCATCGACACTGGCCGCCACGGCACTGTCGGCAGCTGCATCGACGGCTGATGCCGTGTCTGCTGTCGCCGATGGGAACTGCTGCTTGCCCGCCTCGGTGAAGGTGAGGGTGAAGATGGCCATGCCACCCTCGCGCGATGATTCGCGCAGATTGTAGGTTTCGACTTGGATCTGTTTTTGTCCATCCCAAGGATGCACAAGGAGGCCTGGGCCATATTGATCCAGCGCAGCAAGCATGGCATCTCGGCCGGCCATGTAGTCAGCGCCGATGATGTGTAGCTCAAGCCTGTCAGTGTTGGCTTTACGACCGAGATCCTCAGCCCACGGTTCATCGCGCCCGGGATACTCATGACGCGCCACACGACGGCCACCTTCTTTCTCTCTGGACTTGCAGCGGAACGGAACCCCTCGAAAGGACCCCTTCTGCATCTGATCCTGCCAGCGCATCAGTTAGCCCCTGCCAGCATCGGGCCGGTGTCCACATCGATGTTCATGGAACCTTTAGCCTGCAACTGTTTCACCCGCGCCTGTCCGCCAACAAACTCAATCTTGAGCGTGCCGCCGACCTCCTGCTGTTGCGGATGTAACTTGTCGTAGATCAGGCCACCGAGGGATGTGTTTTTCCCGTCGGTAGATGAAGATACCAGGCTATTGATTCCTGAATTGAGCAATGTGCCGATGCCGTATCCGGCTGCACCCGCTGCGCCCACCATGCCAAAGCGACCAGCCAGCGCGCCGATGGATTTCAAGCCACCCTTTTTCATGGCTCCCGAACTGGCAATATCATAAGCCACTGCGGCAAGTGTTGCGGCCTTCCATGCCTTGCTCAGTGTGCCGAGCGCACCGGCCATACTGGTGAGCATGGAGCCAGCGCCGACAGCCTTGAGACCGACAAGGGCGGCAATCATGCCGTAGATGGAACGGATAATGGCTCCGATGGTGATGGCGAGCTGTAGCCCTTTGATGGCAATCATGATGTAAAAGAGGTTTTTCCAGCCGCCAACAAAGTTGGCCATGCCCGATGCCATGCTCACGATACTGCGTGTTACCTCATAAATGCCTTTCAGTGTGATGAGGATGTTGCTGCCGATCTCTTTTGCCAAAGCTGCCAACTCACCGCTGGCGGCCATGCGATTCAGTTTGCCGAGCAAGTTCGATAGCTTGTTTTTCATCCAGTCAAACAGCCCTCCACCCATAATGAGCAGTGAGAATCGTTGCCATTGATCAGAAAGCATGGAGACCATGCCGCTCCATGTGCGTGCCTGTTTAATGTCTGCGCCTTCGGAGAGTTTACCCATCTCCTCGACCAGCATGGCAATGGAATCTCTCCCGAGTTTCCCTTGCGCTGATAGCTTCATAAGCTGCTGTACGCTTTTGCCCGTCCGGGCAGAGAGAAGATCCCACACCGGGACACCGCGCTCGATCAGCTGCAGCGCTTCCTCTCCCTGTAGTTTCTGCTTAGTCCATGCCTGCCCGACTGCGAGGACCATGCCTTCAAGCGTCTGGTTACTACCGCCCATCCTCGCATTCATATCCAGTAGTGACTTCATCATGCCGTTGGTGGGGTCCATGCCAAACGTTTTTAGTTTGACATACGATTCCATGATCTCATCAATGCTTCGGGTTGAATTGTTGGCAATATCAGATACCCAATCCATCGACTTTTTGGCTTTTTCCGCGCTCCCTTCGATGGACTCCAGCATCACCTGATACTTCTCGAATTTTGCAGCAGTACCATTCAGGTTGCGCAACAGCAGGCCTGCAGCTGCGCCGCCAACAGCAGTGATCTTTGCCAGCCCTGCAGTCTGGCGTTTCAGTCTATCGACAGATGCATTCATCCGCTTGATCGGAGCAGTCATGCGATCAATAGCGGATACAATGATTTTGACGTGCTGAGTGCTCATGCTCTACTGCTCCTTACCCTGAATGCGCCTGGCTTGTTCAAACCATTGAAAAAGCTCTTTGCCTTCCATCTTCATCAACTCGGATGGTTGGAAGTGGAAGAACCATGCGAGATCGGCGGCTATTTCCCGCCAATCGGCAGGGCACTGCCCAAAAAACCATCCAGCACCTCACCGGCTTTGGCAAAGTCGACAGCATCCATATTGGAGATCACGGACAGAGGAACGCCTGACAAGACAGAGATCATCATTTCTGCCTTGGCAACATCTCCTTCGATTTCATCCATCTGCTTGAGATGCTTCACCTTCGGGCGTGTTAGGCGAAGCTCATCAATGGTCTCGCTGCCAGCATCGACAGGATAATCGAGTTTAATAACGGTTGGCTCACTCATGCTGTCACCTCATCGCATGAGATGCCCTCGAACTTGGCCTTGATCTCGCCGGCGACCAGTGTCGGAGGCTCGGAGCACCAAGCACCGCGCAACACATGGTGGCTGCCGACATCGGTCTCGAATGAAATATCTTCGTTATTAATGGCGGCGATCGATTTCAGGCTGACGCCTCCCTTCTGGGTGAAGGTTGCATCGATCGATGGAATGCCGGGCTCAACCGAGTAGCCGGCGACACCCTGATCGTCCGTCTGCCCTGTACGTTTATCGCCACCGAAATCGAGCGTGGCTCCCTGCTTGGAGCGCAGCACACCGAGAGAGGCTGTTGAGATGGTGGCGCGGCCACCGACTTGGTTTGGATTACTCATGATGATTTACTCCTTAAACTTTGAACTGCACCAGGTTGGCGAAGACGCGCATCTGGTTCACAACATTCGGCTGGTCGACCACGTTGACACGGTTCGGATTGGCTGGATCGATCTCGACATAGAGCGAGTCGGCATAGGCCTCGAAATCCTCCATGATTCCGGCATCCACTTCGCGCCCATAGACGGCGCGCATGGTGGAGGCGATATCCTTCGGCCGTGCGATCGCAGCACCCGGCTTCAACGGCTGGCTATCCATGGCCAGCTTGTGGCGTGGATAGCGCAGGGCGATCTCGGAGCGCACGTTGTAGCGATGCACTTCGAGAGTCTCCGGTGTGTTGACATAGAGGTAGGCAACATCATCAGCGCCGGCATCGTTGGTCTGGTACTGGGTGATGGCTGCCTCGATGCTGCAGGTGCCGTCCGCTGCCACTTTGTAGGTGGAGATACCATCGAACAGCGCCAGATTGCGCTCGGTATCAGACCAGCGATCGGTGATGGCGGGAGCCAGCATGCCGGTCAGCTCGAGCGTCTGCAGCGGGCGGGCCGGGTCGTTGGCCAGCGACTGAGAGGCGCGGGCACAGTAGATCGCGGCAATGTTGCATGGCTCGGTCGGTGAGTTCTGCACACCGAGTACGGATACATGCGCTGAGTTGCGCGCATCGCCGAAGGTGAGGGCTGCCGAGTGGGTGCCCTTGTAGGCAGAGAAGGCACGACCGCCCATCTGCTGCATCGGGCCGTAGCGCGCATCGAGCTCGGTCTCCAGCGCCACCAGATTGGCGGTGTCGGTGTATGGCATGGCGATCCAGCGGAACCACTCGGAGGCAATCGCGGTGATGGCGGTGGCAATGTCCGGATTGGATGTGCCGGAAGCCATGCCGACGATGGTGGTGCCGACGCCGGCCGGTGTCTGCTCGCCGTAGTAGTTCATGCGGACATCGATATCGTTGCCGCACTCGCCTTTGTGGCGGGCGGTGAGGGTGACCGTGCCGGTGACGTTGGCGGCGGTGACCGGCAGCGTGGTGTTGGCATTGATCGCGGCGGCGATGGCATCGCCGATCACAGTGGCTGAATCACCGGATGCGACTGCAACCTGCACGCGCTTGCCGCCGATGTAGATATTCAGTGTGCCGGCCTTGGTGGATGGTCCGGTGACGGTGATCGTGCCGGTAGCAGCAGCACCTGCACCATTGTCATCCAGCGCAACCGCCCATGTCTCTGTCCATGGGTCGATGGCCATGACCAGTGCCAGCATGTTGGCCAGCTGTGAACCACGGCCGAAGTAGGTCTCGGCATTGGCGGCCGAAGTGATGCGGGTCGGTACGCCGGCAGCGACAGTGCCTGCAGCAAGCCGCTGGCCGATGATCAGGCGCTTGTGGCTGGCTTGTGCCAGACCTGCCAGTGATGCATCGAACTCGATATAAGCGCCGGGAAGGCGAAGCGCCGCCGGTATTTGTGAGAATGCGATTCCAGTCATGATGATTTTCCTCCAGATTTAACTTGTACGATCTCCACGTCTCCATCATTCAGACGACGGATCCAGTAAGGGTTGCGCGGTTTGCTTTCGCCTTTATTGGCGAGTGGCCGACGTGTCTCGGGATCGCGGACGGTCACGGACGGGTCGGTCGGTTTAATTTTGAATGTGTCAGACATTGAGATTGTCCTCCTCTGAGATCAGTTCGGGTTCAGCATCCGCATCCAGCTGCGTTTCAGCGTGGAAGGTGACCAAATCGTTCATGGATGCGAGATCGATGGCGAAGTCGAAACATGTGGTGTCGATCACCATGTGGTGCTTGGGGTGCCAGATCTGGCCGTCCGGATGGACGGTGCCGAGGCTGACGGCGAACACCGCGTTTTTGTTCAGGGCATCGATCACCAGTTTCTGCATCTGGCCGATCTGCTGCAGGGCGGTGTCGTAGTCATCCTGATAGATGCCGAAGCCGATGCCGACGTTGATCTCATCGGCTGTGGACTCGGTATCCTGTGCCACCAGCATCAGCAGCGGATACTTATCGGCTCCCATGTGTTTCGGGGCGCGATTGCCGACCATGATTGTCGGAGCGCGCTTAAAGGCCGTGTTGCACCATGCGGCGAGATCGGTGTCTGCGGCCAGCGCATCTTTCATGGCCAGCATGGCGGCGGTGAAATCGTCAATCATTGGACTGTCACCCTGCGGATGCCGACCAGCATTCCATTCATGGCATCGTCGCGGGTATCCTCAACAGCATCAGACTGGAACGGGCGAGGGCCGAAGGCGCGCTGGGTGTGGGTGCCTTCGTGAATAACACCGGCAGCGGCAGCGGTATTGACAAGGAAACCCTCAAGCGGCCCTGCAGAGAGGCCATGCTTGGATTGTCCCGGCAGGATATAGCTCTCGCTGCGGCGGGTGTTGCCGGTGCGCACCGGTACGGGATAGCTACCAGGTGCATCACTGTTTGAGCCTGAAAGGTTGGCCTTGGATGCGCGGTGCGCGCGCAGCACCCATCCACGCACGCCTTTTTCGACAACGCCAAAGACAGCTGGCTCCAACCCTTTCAGGTAGTCCTCAATCTCGCGGGTGTCAGGCCCTTTGACGTTGATATGCATCAGGTGGCGCTCTTATCGAACGGTGAGGATGTCACCGCGCCGAAGCCGGGCGTTGATGTGGATGAGTCGGAGGCGGCTGTTGCCGATGGGATGGCGGCGAACTCGCGCTCGGCATCAGCCTCGTACTGCGCCTTGCTGGCACGAATCTCACGGAGCAGAGCGGCGACTGCCGAATCCTCATGGCCGGATGAGGCGCTGTTGTCGATACGATTGACACGACGCCGGCATAGCTGTGCACAGGCCAGATAGAGCTCTGCACTCTTCACATGCATGGCAACTACAGGATCGGATGAGGCGTACTGCGTAGCGCCGGCTCTCTCCTTCACCGTCTCGGTGATGCGATCGAGCAGCGCCTGGCCATACGTGGACCAGTCAGCAGTGGCGGCAGCACCGAACTGCTCGGCGCTGAAGCCTTCGGCCAGCAGGTCGTCGGGGCCGTTCTTCGTGGCCATCAGCCGAACCTCTTAACCATGATGTTTTCGATCGCGAACAGGCCGCGCGATCCCATGTGTCCGGCGATGCCGACAAAAGCGGCTGTGATCAGAGGCTCGAAGTTGCCAGCCTCGCAAAGCCAGAAGGTGATCACGCCACAAAAGGCGGACGTGAACAGCTCACCGATCAGCTCAGTGAAGCTCCAGCGTGATACCAGCCCAGTCTTCACCTTCTGGTAGTAACTCACGAAACCACCCATGCCCGCCAGTGCGCTCATCCACATATAGGTGATCAGAGAGTAGGTGGCTGGATCCTTCTCAGGCATTGCCGCCTCCAATCCTTGAAGCGATGGTAGATAGAAGGCTGGATGGCTTCGATCCGGCGGCGGTCTGTTTGTCCTGGCTGCGCTTGTGAACAGTGATGCCGAGAACGGCCAGAGCCACGTTCCAGAGCATGGTTAATCCGGCAATGGCATTGATGGCGGCGGCGGCCTCTGCGGGCTTCCAGAGAATGAGGATCGTGACACCAATCATCTGAACGCCGAATGAGATGGCGACGATATAGCCGAAGGTGGCGCGCCAGCGGCTGTTGTATGGATCTTTGCTGGAGAGTTCGGCGCGCATGGTCTCGTTCACAGCCACAATTCGCTTGGTGCCCTCCTGCTTATCGACAATCCGCTCCTCGATCAGCTTCTCCTGCAGCTTGGCGGCAAGTTCAGGGTTTTCGGAGATGGCAATCTGAGCAGCATGAGGGCTGCCGGTGCCTGTGACCTCTTGTGCGAAATCGACCACCTGTTCGGCAATTTTCTCGCCGCCATCCCCAAACAGCTTGCCGACAATGGTGGGGGCGACATTGCCGAGGATGGATGCGGCGATTCCGATAAGCGGTAGCGGCATGGCTATACCTCCAGAAACTCGGCGGCTCGGTTGAGCCAGCCGGCGGCGAACTTCGCCTGTGAGTGATCGTTGCTGATGATCTGACCGTAGAAGCGGATGCGACGGGAGAGCACGGCGAGATAGATCTCGCCAGCATCACCGCGATTAACTGCGATCAGTGTGACCGGTCCGATCTTCCCGTCAGCGGTTACCTTCGCAGCCTGCTGCAGCCACTTGGCGGCGCGTGACGGGCCGTGGTTGACACCACAATCGACCACAAGGCCGCGCAGTGGCTCATTCTCAATGCGATCGAAGTGCGGATCCTTGATGTAGCGCTCTTCGTAGATCATGGCTGCGGTCATCTCGGAGAGGTTCTCGACATCGGCACGGGTAGCAGGGCGACCCAGATGCTCGGAGAGCGTCGCCTGTGTGATGCCATGATTTGTGGCGCCGCCCCGGTCGTCCGGGTCGTCCACAAAGCCGCCCTCTCGGCGGATGATGTCGCGAATGATCTGCTGCATGCCCTTTTATACCTTCGTGAAATCCACGTAGAACTGATCGCCGACATTTAGCGAGCCGAACAGAGCAGGGTTGGCGATCGTCATCTGCAGATCGGCAGTTGGCGTGAATCTGGCGAAGGTGTTGTTTTCATCGGAACCGTCGTCCGGATAGCCTTCACTGCGGCTTACGGCGCGGAATGAGACATCCTCGGAACACTTCTTTTCTTCATGGTCGAGGATCTCTTTCACTCCAGTGACTTCCATCTTGGCTCTCATCAATGCAGACATGGCATTCTCCTTTGGTGCTGACTTCTCGAAACGGGCCTCGGCGCGCTTTGAGAAGCCGCCCGGTTGCCCGGGCGACGCTGTCCCGATGAGTCAGTGATCAGGAGTTGGTAGGCCGATGGATGCGATGGCCACGGCGGTTGAGTGTTTCGACATGCTCTTAAAGTTCTCCGAGCCAGCGCCAATATGCGCAGATCGATCAACTGATGTTTTGCGAGCAGGATCGAGAGCGACAGTTTTTGTAAGGTCGCGGATGGAGGGCAGGCCTCCCATCGTTTGGGTGGCGGCCAATGCCATGCCGAAACCTTCATCGGTGTCACTCATGGCCAGTCGTGTTGATTCGCCAGTGCTTTTCATCGACATGGAAATGGTGTCTGTCGGGTCACCTGTTGAGTGACAGACGATGCAATCGCCAGCAAGCGCTGGCTGCGGCGTGCATGCCATGATCGCAACGGCTACAAACAGCAACAGCGTGATCAGTAGTGGCGGATTAAAAAGTGATTTTTTCAATGCTTTTCTCCTTCGATTTTATTTAACAGGGATAGGAGCGGCCCGAAGGCCACTCCGTTTCTCCCCTCTTATGCCAGCGCGATCCGGCGTACCTGACCGGAGTCACCGATCACGGCATTGTGCTTGCCGCGCCAGTCGTACTCGGTACCACGTACCTTGGCGTTGCGTGCCTCTTCGGCATTCAGCGCTTCCCACTCTGCGGACTGCAGGGTGTGACCAGGCAACACAACGTAGGTGGATGCAACCTTGCGAGAGATGATGATCTCATCGATATCGGTCATAACCTGCCCGTTGTTGTTGTTTGGATTCTCGAAACGAGCCGCAAGCGCCTTAGCAACCACACCGCCGTTGATGCGGTTGTTGGTGACGATCTTCATTGGAACACCCTCATCCACGCCCAACTTGTCGCCGACTGCCTGCAGGATTGCATCAGCAGCCTTGTCGATGGTCTTCTCAACTGTGGTATCGAAAGCGACATCAATACCAGCGCCCAGTGCAGTAAGCAGACCGTAGTGGTTGCTCGCTTCAAGGTGCGCGTACTTGCGAACGGCAGATGCGAACAGCTGGTCGATCTTGTAGAACTGGTTGAAGCGCAGCCAGTTGTCTTCGATGGTCATGCCAGCGGCATATTCAAGGAAACCAACAGAGCTGGTGGCGGTGGTGATTTTGCGAGACTTCGACTCTTCACCCGGCTTGATCTGGGCGAAGGTGATGCCGTTGGATACATCCAGCACATCGAAGGTCGGCGCGGCCGAGTCTGTCATGTCAAGATGATCAAACAGGCGACGGAAACCGAAGTCAGGCAGACCTGTCTCGCCGAGAGACTCGGTAACCAGCACCTTTGATGGCTGGCCTGCCAGGTTCGGATCATACGCATTGCGGATGCTCATCGACGGGCTGCGCAGCTTGTTAAACTGCTTGTTGACGGCACCGATGAAGAGATTTAACGCTTCCTCGTTGCCTGCGAATGCACCGTCGCGCGCCGCAGCGGCGATATCGATGCCCATTTTACCTTTAAACTTTTTCATGATTCTGAACCCTCCTTACAGATTCACTTCGTTGGTTAGATGCATCTGCACCACAGTGGCAGCCGAAGCAGCATCTTCAGTGGCCACACCACACTTGGTGTTGGCCGTAGAGGTCTTGGTCATCACCTTGGCGGTGTTGTCCCAGTAGAGGGTGTCACCGGCGCTGATCACCAGTGGAGCCTCTTTGGGTGCCTCGATCTCGGCTTCGTGAACGAACACGTTCTCCGCATTAGCGGCGGTAGCATTCAATGCCACCAACACGCGAGCGCGCAGTAGTTCGATCTGGGTTGCCAACAGCTCTGCTGTATGGGCGAACTTCATGGTTTTCCGGTTCAGGCCGGACGTTACGGTTGCAAGTGCCATGGTTTACTCTCCTTCCTCGTTGATATATTTGTTTTTGTCTTTGGCTGCCGAATCATCGGCAGTGCCATCAGGTTTCAGCTGATCCTTGGCGTCAGATAGCTTCTTCAGCTGGCTGGCCTCGGCAGCAAGCTGCTCATCAGAGAAGCCGGCATAGATCGCTTTCGCGGCTGCGACATCATCATCCGAGTCACCGGTCATCTTCAAAGCGCGGCGGGCAGACACGATGCTGTCCAGTGCGGCTTCGCGGGCACTCTGGCGGGCGGCCAGAGCGGCCTTGATATCGTCAACAGATGTGTCGCCGATGGCGGCCTTGAGCTGGGTCAGCTCGGTGTTGGTGGTTTCAAGCTTGGCGACTACGTCGTCGAGCTTGTCCGCCTTGGCCTGAAGTTCATCAATATTTACTCCGGCCTCTTTCAACTGGGCTTTCAGTTTTTCCAACATGGTTGGTTCCTCCTTTTTGTGCCCTTGATCTCGCTGGCCGGAGCCAACGGAAGTGGTATCGAGCGGAATAAGCAACTCTGCTGGCTTTCCGTCGATTAACGCTTGTTTCATTGCGGGTGAGATCATCTGGTTATCAGGCCTCTTGCCTGCCTTGAACATTCCCTGAAACTCTTCGGGAACATTTTTAATGCTGTTCATGATGCGATTAGAGAAGCTGTTCTGCGCTGTATCCTGACGGGCAATGAAATCAATACTGTCGGCAAAACCCATCTCCACGGTTTCTGCGGCGGTGAGCCATGTTGTTGCCGACATCATGGACTCGATCTCGTCGCGCTGGATGCCTGTGCGCGCGGCGTAGGTCGCAACAATAGAGTCACGGTAGATGTCCATCACATCAGCGGCTTTGCGCATCTCTTCAGCGGTGCCTACTGCGCCCCCCCATGGATCGTGGATCATAAAACGTGCGTTTTCTGCGATGCGAATGGTATCTCCGGCCATAACAACCACAGTTGCTATTGAAGCGGCGAGTGAATCGACCTCCATGTCGATAGCGGCAGGGTGCTTACGAAAGGCGTTGAAGATGGCAATGCCTTCATCGACATAGCCGCCAGGAGAGAATACGCGAACCCTGATGCGTGGAGCATCAATGTTGTTCAGTTGTGCAATCAGCTCTGATGCCCAAATGCCCCAGCCGCCGATCTCATCATAGATGAAAATCTCCGGCACATCGTCAGCACTATTTTTAATGCTGTACCAGCTACGCTGTTTATTCTTTCCGGCTGCTTTTGCCATGACTTACTTCTTGCCCTTCGCTTCGGCGAGCTCTTCACGCAAGCGCATCACCACGCGAGCATTGGTGACATCGGTCGGGCCGGCTTCGGCCTCTTCCAGATCCTTCTCGATATCCTTGACGCTGCGCTTGGCGGCGGGCTTGGCCGGTGCTGCTTCTTTCGGAGCATCGGGGTTAAGAATGGCGTTGATCGCATCAACTACACCGGAGCGAGTCTTGCCATCCTGCTCTGCCTGTAGAAGCACTTGCAGCTGTTCAGGTGTCTTACCTTTAAGGGCTTTGGTCACCTGCTTCACGTTGCCATCCAGCGACTTTAGAAGCTCTGTGCGAGCTTCGGCATCTGCATCATTGCTCTGCTCTTCGCTGGTGCCGGTCTCGGGTTCAGAAACATCTGTAGAACCTGTTTCGGTTGAGGCTGCTGCCTCTTCGTTGGTGTTCTCTTCGTTCTTCACTTCATCGTTCATGACTTACTCCTAAATGTGCGGCGCAACATCGCATCGGCATGATGGATGGGTGTTGATCACCGGCCTTGGGGTTTTTTCGAGGGTGCGTGGATTGCCCACGGCTTGGGATTGGCATTGCGGGCAACCATCGGGTGCCGGAATAAAATCGAACAGATCATCAATGAGATCGTCGGCGATCTCGGCAAACCATTCGCCGCGCTTGCCATCGTCCCACGCCATGGCGATCTCGGAGCGGGCGATCTGCTCCCACTTCCATGATGCGCCACCCAGCTCGCGCTTGAGGTTGGCGGCGATATTGATCGGGTTCTCACCGGCAGCGGCGCCAGCTTCGAGGATGCGGTGGATGCGGCCGGTCAACTTGTTATCGATAAAGGTGGCGAATGATGCCTTTGAGGATTGCAGAAGCTTCTCAACAGCGGCGGCATTGGAGAGCTCGCCGGCCGGTTCGGTAAGGTTGCTGCGGCTATAGCCATCAATGACGCCCTGTGCCCATGCGCGGACATAGGCCTGCGTCAATGCGCCTTGTGCCAGCCCGTCATTTTCCATCATGGTGGTGACAAAGGCGGCCAGCTCGGCCGAGATGAGCTGCTTGTCTGCGGAGGTGAAGGTGAAGCCGTCACTGGTCATCGCGTTCTGTTCCGGTGCTGATTCGAGACCCAGCGCCCGGACAAGATAGAGTGTCGTTTCATTCCATTCGTCAGAGATTGCTGACAACGCATCACTCTCGATCTTGTCCAGCGCCGGATTTTCGAGAGGGCGGGTCTCTAGGTTTTTGACAGTGTTGACCATGAATGAGCGAGGAAGCATGGCAGGGAAGTTCATCGTGGCCTTTGCTCCATCAGATGTCTGACTCTCGATCGCTACAGGCGCGGTGCCTGCTCCTGCACGAACCGCCTCAGCCTGTGCATTCATGAAGTTGGCCCGTGCCTGTGCCTCCATGTCCGACAGGTTCGGTTTAATGAACTCGACGCGCCATGCCTTGCGCACCCGCTTTTTATGGCCGTTACGCTCGACCTCAATCGTTTCGTTTGACCAGGTGAAGCCACGGGCACGCAGCATGGCGGCAACAATCCGATCAAGTTCAAGGCGTTCGATCTCGGTGCGGGTGTCGCTCTCCTGCCGAAGCATCTCACTTTGAAACTTGGCCAGGCGTTCGGCAGTGGAGAAGTGGAGCCCGAGCATCCATGCAGGCAGCCCTGACTTGGCAACAATCTGCTCCAGCACATGACGGGCGGGCATCTCAACCTCAAGGGTCTGGCCGCTGGCGCCGATGATCTCCACCTTCATGTCGCTGTCTTTATCGACGGCGGTGACGAAATCGGCGGATTGGCCAGTGCGTTTACTGGTGATGGCCGAGAGAAAGTCCGTTGCAATCTTGGTGCGGCGCTCTTCGAGCACGTCGCTGCTCACACGACCGGCCGCTTTGTAGCTGACGTGGTAGGATGGATCGCCGAAGCGTTCAAAGGTGTTGCCGATGCTGTTCTGGATGGTCAGTAGAATCTTGGCAACGAAAGGCATGGAGCGGAACATCGACACGCCGTAGGGGTCGGCATTCTCGGTGCGGTAGGCCAGATAGACCTTGTTGATCGGGTCAAGCTGCTGATATGAGGCGTTGCTGTTTCTTAAAACTGTAGAGGAAATGTTGGCGCTGGTACGATCCTGCAGGAGTGCTTCGACGCTCTCCTTGCCTGTGTTGTGGATGCGGTGGCGAAGCGGGGTGCTGGGGTTATACCACCAGTTCAGTGTTCCAGAGTCGTCGAGGCTGAAGGCGATGCCTTTTGAATCGGCCACGCGCAGGCGGTCGATATCTCTGCCATCATCGGAAAAGATATACTCACCAATGCCGCAACCCTGCTCATGAACTTCATTGCGCAGCGACATGGAGAAGGCAGAGAGGCCGCGCTGAATATCGTTGACCGTCACATTTTCCGCCCACTCCGTGGCGGAGGCGACGATCTTCTCGTCCTCTCCGACAATGACCGGCGTGCCATCCACGGTGATGGTTCGATCAATGGCGGCATCGAGCACAGGGATTGCTTCGCGCAGCGCTTCATAGAGGCCGGGGGCGACGGTGCGTGCTTTGAGACTGTTGAAAATGTTGGAGTATTGGCCTTGCCCGTTGGCGGGGCGCGACACAAGCTGGCTCTCCTCCTTATTGGAGGCGCGGGTGATACTGAGTCCGAGCAGCTTCAAAGGATGAACTGCTTGGTGTTCAGCGGGTAAAGGTGCGCGAAAATCCCATGCATGGAAGCGCAGAGAATCAGAGATGCCCGTTAATGATAAGGAAAACGCTAACGCCCAATGATGCGCAAGCCGGATAAGCCACCGGACGGACTACATCAGCGTAGTATTTGTCCGGCCGGTGGCTATGTGGTGACGTTACCGCCTTTGGCTTCCACACGCAAAGGCATCGTTGCCGCCGATGGAGTCGGAGAGGATGCGATTGATCATCATGGCGCGATCGGCATCCACGGGGTGGTCGTTTTTGTTCGGGTAGCTCTTCCAGCGTGGCCCCTGCCGATAGACCTGCGATGTGTAGATGTTCACCAGCTCCGGATCGAGCGGGTACTGGCCGAGGCGGCGCTGCATGGATTGCAGCAGTAGATCGGAGCCGAGCTCCTTGCCGTTGCAGCGAAGAGGCTTGTTGGATTTACGATCGAGAATCTGCTCACCATCGAGATCCACAGCATCAAAGGCGGAGCCAAACTGGATCGGCATGATTCGATTCTCGAAATCACGATCACGGTAGCGCTCCTCCTTGTGCAGCATGCCGATGACCGTGCGGCCGGCATTGCCGCCATCGATACCCCAGCATGGTCGCTCGGCATGCGGATCGATCAGGTGATCGAGAGCGGTGAGAAATTCGGCTTGCATGTGATAGTCGACACCTTTCATGTGGATGCGTGTATGGCGTCGCATGATGCCGCCGCGCTGCTCGCCGACCATGAGCTCTGTCGGATCCTGTGATTCACCCAGATCGGCGCCGGCCCAGTGATCGCCATCCCGAATATGGCCGAAGGCCTCGAAGATGATCCGCTCGGCAATGTCGCGCCATGCCTCGTGGCCATCCCAATCAGGCACTGGCTCGGTGCGCTCAAAGATGATCCGCTCACGGCCATCGCCACCCTCGATCTGTTCAAAGTCACACAGCTCCACCGATATCTCGCGCTCACTGCGGTTGGCGACCACCTTGAGGCGGCGATACTCGACAATGTTGACCAGGCATGAAACCAGCGTGACATAGGGGAATACGCAGTTGGCGCGATCGCCATCTCGCCCCAGTACATTCTGCTGATAGCCGGGAGAATCCTCGCCGCCGAAATCCTTGATGAACTCGCGACGGCGCTCATCCGACCAGAACGGCTCCGGCATCAATGTCTTCGCCCAGTTGAACAGCACGCGTGGTGGTTTACCTTTGCCGGTGAATCCATGCGGGTAGCGCTTGCGGAACTCTTCCCATGGCATGGAATCGTTATTGCGTCGGTAAAATTCACAGTCCCTGTCACCATCCGGCACAGAGTAGGTGCCCCATGTGGCGGTCGGTTTCAGGGCGCGGCGAAACTCGCTCCAGTGTTTGGATGCTTTCAGCAGGGCTGCCTCTTCAAGTAGCCCGAGTGCGTTGACATGGATACCACGAAAGGATGCGCCGGCAATGCCACCTGGTCGGAAGTGGAGAATGCCGCGCCCGTCTCCATGGGTGAATGTCATCTTGTGGTAGGGTGCTTTCTGGTGCCACCCCTTCTTGCACATTCTTTGCAGATGCGGATTCAGCTCAAATTGCTCGCAGATGGCGTCGATGATGTCGGTCAGGTGTCCCTGCAGTGGCGCACCAACGATCGACTCCACACGGCGCATCGGTTGGCCATGCACATCGAGCAACTCCAGATTGTGCAGGGTGGATGAGCTCCAGAGCAGCTTGGTGATGATTTCGCGGGTCTTGCCGACCTCGGCACCATCCTTGTGCTGATAGTCGCCCTGCCGATAGTTGACCGAGGCCAGCTGGTAGCCCCAGAACTCATACGGCTGCATGGTGTCCGGCTCAATCAGATTGAGGTTGGCCCAGAGGTGAGGGCGGGCATTGGTGAGCATCCATGCGTAGTGTTCAATGTTGAGCTGCTTGCCATCGGTGCCGTAGTAGTCGCCTCGCAACAGACCTTCGAGATGCAGCCCTTCAGGCGCATCCACCACCTCACCGAATGCATTCACAAAGGCGCGCTGGCGGCTAAGGGTGGACTCAATGCTTCGCTGCATCAGATCGGTATAGTTGACCAGCTGGGTTGATTTACGCGGCGGCATATTTTCTCCTGATAATATTACTTGCGTTGTGTACCTTATGTGGTACACTCTCCCCATGAACGACGAGATGATCCTTGATGTAGTCTTCTTCCGCACCGAATCCGGCAACGAGCCGGTTCGTGAATGGTTGCGTGAGATGGCTGCTGCTGATCGCAAGTCGATTGGCGAAGATGTTCAGACCGTGCAGTTCAGATGGCCGCTTGGCATGCCTCTTGTTCGCAAGATGGAGACCGGACTGTGGGAAGTGCGTTCCAAGGTTTCTGATGGACGCATCGCTCGCGTGTTTTTCACTGTCATTGACCGTGAAATGGTGTTGTTGCATGGCATCATTAAAAAGAGCCAGAAAACGGCGGCGGGAGATTTGGAGCAAGCAAAGGATCGACGCAACAAATGGAGGAGAGGATAAAAGACCGATAGGTCTGTGGCTTGAGAGGCCCAACAGAGGAGACCACATGAAAATCGAGGCAAGGAAAGAAAACCAATATCGTGGAAGTCGTTTCGATGACTTTCTCGAAGAAGAAGGCATTCTCGAAGAATGCACTGCTGTAGCTGTAAAAAGAGTGTTTGCGATGGAGATGGCTGACGCCATGAAAAAGGAGCATGTAAACAAAACTGCCATGGCAAAAAAGATGCACACCACCCGATCACAACTGGATCGTGTGCTTAGTGCAGATGAAACAGGCACAACAATTGATACGCTGGTTCGTGCTGCAGTAGCACTTGGGAAAAAACTGGAGATCAGGCTCGCATAGGTGCGTGCCTCGTCGGATATACTGGACGAGGCTCGTAACAATACAGACGCCATGCTGTCGGTTATTCTTCTGGATAACCCCAGCACGGCCAAAGTGTGTGCAAGCTGGAGACTGGTGAAGGGAATGATGGCGATACCGGATGAAGCGGAATCGCTCGAATCCCTATGGCCGGCGCGGATGCCTGAGAAGGTCACCAATGCAATTGCTGGCGCCACCATGTACCAGCCACAACGGGCGCTCACACTGATATCCCAACTTCGGCAGCATGGGCTGATCTTTCCAGACGGGACCATCCACAAGGCGGCTCGAAACTACCTGTTGAAACTGGCGAAAAACACGCTCGGCTGATCACGTCGTCTCAGCCTCGCGCATGCAGGATGGAACATCATCGAACAGACGCCCATCGATGTGCCTTGCCTGACAGCGGGTGAACTGCTGCCACCGCCTGACGATTACATCGGCGAACTTCTCATCCAACTCCATCAGCCGCGCATGGCGGCCTGATTTTTCACAACTGATCAGAGTGCTTCCTGAACCACCACAGAAATCGAGCACCTTCTGAGCCGGCCGCGAACTATTCTCGATAAACCTCTCCACCAGCTCGACCGGCTTCATTGTCGGGTGGAGTTCGCTGCGTTTCGGTTTGTCGACACTGGTAATGGTCGAAGCCGATATCTCGACCATTAGGTTGTCGCCGGTGACCCTCAGAATCTCATCACCGCTCTGGATGCTCCATTCGTTCTCTCCGGTCTGGCAGAAGCGGCCGCCGCCGAGATCGACGATCGATGTCTGAGCGCGGCCACCATACCAACTATGAGCCGCACCCTGTTTCCAGCCGTAGAGGATCGGCTCGTGGATCCACTGATAGTCAGACCGGGAGAGGGTGAACTGGTTTTTTCTCCAAATGAGGCATGCGGCAAGCTTGAATCCGGCAGATAGAAAGCTGTTGCGGAATGAAAGGCCGATCTCTCCGCCATCGGCATGCGCCACATAGATCGGAGCGCCTTCCTTCATGAAGGTGTGGGCGGTGGTGAACATATCCAAGAGCAGCTGGCGGAAATCGGCATCGGCCATGCTGTCGTTTTTGATCTTGCCGGCGCTGCCTTCATAATCGACATTATAGGGAGGGTCGACAAACACCATATCGACAGGCGTGCCATCGAGAAGCTGCTCCATCTGTTCAAGGTTGGTTGAATCACCGCACATGATGCGGTGGTTGCCGAGAATCCAGATGTCGCCAGGGCGACTGACGCATTCGGGCTCGACCGGCGGGACATCATCCTCATCGGTGTAGTAGGTGGCGTTGTCGGCCTCGAACTCGGCCATCATCTCTGCGAGCTCAGTCTCATCGAAACCGGATAGCAGAAGATCAACATCGTCCATCTCCGACAGCAGGCGCTTGAGCAGTTCATCGTCCCACTCTCCGGAGATTTTGTTCAGGGCGAGATTGAGCGCCTTCTCCTTGCCATCGTCCAGATCAACCCAGTAGACCGGCACGGTGCTGTCGCCACGCTTCTCGGCAGCCTTGATACGCTGATGCCCGCCCACCACATTGCCGTTGCGACGGTTGGCCACCACCGGCTGCACAAATCCGAACTCATCAAGACCGAGCGATAGCTTCTCCAGCATCTCATCGCTGATGCTGCGCGGGTTGTATGGCGCGGGGTTAAGCCTGCTGATCTCTACATCTTCAATTTTCATCTTATTCTCTCCTGATAACCAAAACTGTGACAGCGAAGGCACCGCGACCGGGTGCACGGGCTTCGACAAAGCGGCCTCGCTTGACGGCGATCAGCTGACGCTGGCGGCGCGGGGTGTATGCATGCCTCCACCAGGTGCGCTTGCAGAAACCAACGCGCCCGGTGAGACGCTGCATCTCCGCTTCTGTGAAATGCCCCCGCACGACAATGCGGATATCGTTGTGATCCAGCACCTCTCCATCGCGGATCATTTGAGTGCCTTCTCCAAACGGTCAGCCAGTGACATAACATCGCTGGAATGAACCCTTGCCATTTTAACCATCTTCTCTGCCATCGACCTCTCAATTGTCTTGACGTTTTCCGCAACCCAGCTAGCGGCCGTCCAGTTTCTGTATTGAGGATCACCACCTCCAAAATGCAAACACTCACGCATCAGCCTGTCTGGGTTTGACATCCACTCTGGAGGCGACACCCCAGCCTCTAACATTGCAGAAGAGTAAGCAGCCAAAGCCGATCTTATAGCCATCAATTCATCACTTATTCGCTTCTCTGCGATGGCTTTAGATTTATCTTCTATCCTGCGATGTATTTCGTCTTCAAACGTCACAGCAATCAGCTCTCCGAGTTCATCACGTGTCATTTTTCTATCGGCATATCGCCAAATTAGATCGGTGTAGACATCGCGCTTTGACTGCCGTGCTATTGCTGCAATTTCAGTCATTGTGAAATCACGAGAATCTCTCCACTGCGCTCGTTTTAAGGCTCGGAGCTTTCCGGTTTTGGTTGGCACCAGTAGCCCACATCCCTCTGGAATCTCATCAGTTTTCGCAATGCCAGGAGAGCAAACGAACCAAAACTCATTACTGACTTCCATCCCCCACATTCGCTTATGAGGTTGGTTCAGTTCACGCAGAAAGTCAGAGCGTGATACCTTGATCTCAAATGCATATCTTGCATGCCTTTCGCTTGGGTAAAGATTCAACACAAAAGCATCAAGTGATCTGGTCTGATTGGGAAACCCTGTTCCGTTGCGAAGCTCAAAAAAGACCGCGAACTTATTCGTTTTTCCGCTATCAGCACCGTACCGCTCTGCGATCAACACCTGCAGTTGGTGTGTAGAAAACTCAGGATTCGTCATTTTGCACCACCTCGGCATCGGTGATCTCGGACTCATCGAAGGCGGGGACTTGCATCTCCTTCGGAATGAGACGGGAGAGCTGACGGGTCAGTTCGGCACCGGTCTGTAGTTCATCATCCTTTTGCACCACCTTCGCCTGAGATTGTGGCGTAGCGAGAAACTCCTGCAGATTGATGCCGAGCTTCTCCATGATTTTGATCATGGTGTGGATCTGCGGGTTCTCGCGCTCTTTGATGCCGACGCGTTTACCTTCGGCGTTGAGAATGTCTTCACTGATCCATGTGCCGCGTGCCTGCACATCAGCAAACATCTGCTGAATGATGGAGATGTTCATGCCCATGAGGGTGGCGGCCAAACCCTGAAGCGGGACCATGTCGCCATTCTGGGCAGCAATGATCGCTTCGGTGGATTCTTCAACGGTATTCCAATCACCTACATCGAGGCACTTGCCACCGGGGCCGGTCTTTTCTGCCAGCACGAAAACACATGACTCAAACTTCGGGCACGTGGACTTGCACGGCTTGCCGACCATCGATGAGCGGACGGAGGTGGCGGTGTGCCCATGTTTCCATGCGTTCATGGCGCTCTTCTGTTTGCCCTTCTGGGTGACGGGGCCGGTCTTGTTTTTGTTGGCCTCTTTCGCGGCACTCTTTCGCTGTGCGAGTTCGGCCTCGGAGAGTGGCGATCCTTTTTTGCGGGGCATCAACACACCTCCCGAGCGACTTTCTGCGAGGCAACGATCTGGCGGATGCGGCTTGGATTGAGATCGTACTCCATGGCAAGCTGACTGGTGTTGGTGCCGGTGTGACGATTGCATATCTCTTTGTCGCGGGCGTCGCGGGCTAGTTTGCGAAAGAAGTTGTTGGCAGATGGAACGTACATCTCGCAGCCACGGGTGCCACCCAGTGTGTTGAGGATATCACTCAGCACCTCAACACCGTATCGGCGGCCCAGTTGTGCCAGCTCGCTATCTTCCGATGCGGTAGCCAGCAGGGCGGTCATCTCCTCAAGGGTAAAGCTCATGATGTGACCCCCAGCTGCTTCCAGCGGGATGATGGAATGCGGGCTTTTTGGAGATGTCTCTCCGAGATGGCGATGTAACCCCATGTTGTCTCCTCTTTGGCGTGGCCCATTAAGATGCGAATCTCGCCGACAGGGATATCGGCGTCGTACAGATCGGTGGCGTAGGTGCTGCGCAGCTTGTGTAGAAAAACATTCTGATCGGACAGACCTACACGGCGGGCAACGCGTTTGATTACGGAGTGAAGCCCACCATTGCCGAGACCGTGTCCGGATTGTCTGTTCTGATTTCCATGCAGGGCGACGAACAGGCTGGTTGAAGCTGGGTCTGCATATTTCTGCCGGATGATTAGCCAGGTCTTGAGCGCAGGGACAATCGGCCCCTCAAATGGAACAACGCGGTGCTTCGAGCCCTTGCCGATCACATGGATGCGGCCGGTGCGGGCGCCAAGGGCTACACGGTCCAGAGTGAGGTTCGCCATTTCGTTTCGACGAAGGCCGGTGGCATAGAACAACAGCACAATGCAGCGATCGCGGAATTCGGTGTCGGTCGGATGTTCGATATCCGAGAAGAGTGCGATCAATTCTGATGGGCTGAACTTCTGTGCGGATTTTCTGCTGAACTTAGGAGTGGGAACACCGTCGCATGGGTTGGCCTTGAGGTGACCTTTATCCACCATCCAGTTGCAGACCGAGCGCAGCGACGAAAGCCGACTGGCGCGGGTAGCATTGGAGTGGTTGCCACAGTTGATCGCCAGATGTTTCATCCACTCTTCAACTGTGTCGCGCGTCAATGGCAGCGAATGACTGTACACCCAACCGAAAAACAAACCGGCAATGCGGCAATATTTCTCTGCCGCCGTAGTGCTGCAGCCTTTGGTGATCACATGATACTCGGAGAATGCTTTCGCAAGATGGGGTGTCCAGATACCATCCATCATACGGCGAAGCCCCAAAACCGAAACGTGATATCAGCCCGAAAATTTAGCGCCACATAGTGTAGGGGGTGGGGGTCTTGCTCCTGAGCTTTTGATGGGGGGGTACCCCCTGCAAACACGGTGGAACCACCACGCACCAATAAACCACAGTAAAAACAGCCACTTGCAAGGCTATTTATGCAATCGTTCCGGTGGTTCCGATTTCCTTTTTTCGAAACTTGTTGTCCCAGAACCGAAAGGGCGCGACATGGTGTCATCGTACCTTGTTGCGGCAGTAGGTCGAACCGTAGTTTTTTGCTTATGGTTTGAGCGTAACTACAGAACATCATTACCATTTCGGCTAATTGGACAAAGATAAAAGAAAGCATCACG